ATTGTGCGTAGCCTGTTGCTTTAAAAGCCCAGATCTGTGTCCATGCTGGTGATACCGTGTTGAATACCCAAGTTTTAGCGTCAGTTGTTGCAACAATATAACGTATACCTGCTGCTGTCATATAGTAGCCAAGAATGTTAATGTATTCTCCAGCTACAGGAACATCAAAAGTGCTGGCAGCTATTGGTGGACGTGACTGTAATGCACCGTTAGGTGTAAACTCCATGTTTACAAGTGCAGCTACTTCGTTATCTGAGATTGAAGATGGATCCCAATAGTTGTTTAAACCGCCAGAAAAATCTTTTAACGATACTTCACGTGTACGAGTGATCGATGTACTATCCATAATAGTCGTCTGGATCCATCATCACTGAAGGGTACATGTCTGTTTGTGATACGTTTTCTTTTTGACTTAGACGATCTAAACCATCTCTGAATTGTGCTTGCTTATATTGTGCTGCACTATAGTTTTCATCTAGCTCTAAAGCTTGTGCAAGAACATAGTCGACTAGCTGGTTTAAGTAGCGGTCTGGTACTGTCAAATATGTTGCTGAGCTGATTGTGTTAATGTTTGCAGGTGTTTTAACATATTCTAATTTAAGCCCACCAACATATGTTGCTGTTGCTTTAGGGTAGAAAGTTATTACACCATTTCTTTCATACCAGATAGCTGGATAGGTTGATGTTCCTTGTACTTCCGGATCCATTTGTAACACGTATTCACGGTACTCTTGTGGAGTCAGATTTTTGATTGGTCTACCATCAACATATACGGCTTCGATGAACTGTACTGCATCTGTTGGGAAAGTGTATTCTGTTTGACCTGCAGTGTAGTCAGAGTATTTAGTTCCTTTTAAAACTGGGTTGTTGTTGATGATCTCTTGCTGACCATCGTTGATCCATCGGATCATCATTGCGTCAGTTACCTGTGCACCTGAAGTGTCACCGAATGTGGTGCGTACTCTATCTGATACGTCTACCGTAGTTTTTGTGAAGGTTTCTGCTGGCATTATTTCCTAAGTGTATGACCGTCATGCTTATATTCGTGCTTATTCGATTTTACCATTGACTTGAGCAGATCTTTACGTTCTTCGTAATATTCGAGTTCGGCTTTCATGTTTAAAGCTTCTTGTGCTTTAGCTAAAACATCCCATTTATCTACTTGATCACCATTCATGCTGTCTCCCATAGCTAGCTCTGCTATGAGTCTGGCATCGATCTGTGATTCGTGTAGAGTTTTGATAACGTATGGTGGCAGCAGATCTGGTTCATCCACTAGGGCGTAAGGTTTTTCAGGGTTAAAATCTGGGTGCCCCGGAACAAGTTTTAGCAGACGAACTGTAGGGTACATGTCTTTAATGACTTTTGCTACTCGTCTTTGATAATCATGTGTTAAGCCATCGATGCGGCTAAAATCCATTAATTCCATTTTAGTCTCCTAGTAAAAAGTCCAAGGGTATCAGGAGAGACGGTGCCTGATACCCTTGGACAATTATTTTATTTTTAGTAGTTGTTTCCAGCTTCAGTAATACCAGACATAACTGCGTGTGCGTTACGACGGTATGTACCTAGTTCTGAGTACTGGTATAGGGTAGCTGAGTAGCTGTCTGTTCCAGCTCCACGAGTCCACATTGAACCGTCACGGTCCATCCAGCTCCAGTCCTTCTTGCGGTTAACTACTAGCTCCTTGCTTGAAAGAGCGTATAGTGTACCAGCAGGTGCAGCAAAGTCTGAGACGAATGAAATGTCTTTTCCTGCTGCTGTGAACTGGAATGAACGCTGACCACCGGTTAGGGATGCAGTGTCGTTGAATCTACGTAGAGATGTTAGTAGTGACCAGTAAGCGTTGAATACACCCGGTGATGCTAGGAATACGTCTACGTCGCCACCCTTTTTGTCTACAGCCTGAACGGTCTGGATTAGACCTAGTTCAGTTAGTGTACCTACGCTAGTGTATTCCTTCGCAACCCATGCTGAGTTGGTTGAAGGGTTAATGTCGTGTAGGGTTCCTGTTGCCTTAACAATAGCTCCTAGACCAGTCCATTCCTTGTTGTAGTTGTCAATGAATGCTGCGTCTGAAGTTCCTGCAGATGCACGTAGAACGATGTCTGTTGAAACAACACCAGTTAGTGTAGGTACACCACCAGTTGTCCATAGTGCTACGGTGAAGGTTGTGTTGCTGTTGATCGCTGTAACAACTAGTGGTGTAGCTGATGAAGCTCCTGCACCAAAAGTTCCACGTGCTGCACCAGCAGATGTACGAACAGAAATGATCATACCTTCTACAAGCCAGTTTGTGCTGTCTACAGTGATTACTGCACCTGAGAAGGATGCTACAGTTGCTAGCTTACCTGTTCCATCGCCGTAAACCTGACGGTTTAGGTCCTGTGCTAGGTCCTTCTTCAAGCCCTTAATTTCGTTGTCAACAACGTTAATAAATGCCTGATAGTTTTCTGCAGCCTGTTCAAATAGCTGACCGTCAACCTCGATAGTACCGTATAGGTTCTTTAGGTATAGGTTAGCCTGTGCGTACTTCTGTGCACCAGCTGTAGGTAGAACTTCACGAATACCACGAGCACCAATACCAGCGTTTCTTCCGATGTGTGTGTCGAACTGTACTTGCTTACCGTTCTGAGTGATGTGTGAAGCAGATGCTTCGATGAACTGCAACGCAGGGTTCTTGTCACGTAGCTGTTCGTGTAGATCGCCATAGACGATCTTAATTGCTTGTGAAGCAAAGGCTGTAATACCGCCGGCACCATTGATACCTGCTGTAGCCTGAGTTCCCAAGGATTGACCTGTATAAGCCATTTGTATTTCTCCTAAATAAGAATTGAGTATTTAATAAACATATGCCCTATCGCCCTGACCCAATAAGGGCTGTACTCAGACATATTTAGGATATCATATTGTTTCACGTGAAACACAACACCCCCCATTAAACTTAATTAATGGGGGGTGCAGTTTATTTCAAATATTACTGGTTACCGAACTGCTGTTTAAACATTTCAGCCAACATATCTTTCTTGCCACGATCATCCTTTGGAACGTTAACGCTTTCAAAAGGAACACCATTGCCACCCTTACCGACAACGATAGGAGGTTCACCAGATAAATCTACTGGACCTACACGTTTAAAACCTGTACCTGTAAGTTCAACAAGTTTCTTAGCTGCCTGAACAACAGTCATATCCTGCCCACGTACAAGAGCTGACTCCATCAACTCGATGATAGCTGTTTCCTGTGCATCAGATACTTCATAAACATCACGGATACCAGCAAATTCAGCTTCAATAGCCTGATATTCTGAAGCAGTTTCACGTTCAAACTCTTGATTCTGAATGTACTCTTCTAAGCTATTAAGCTTATCGTCACGTTCAGCTAGTTCACGTCTAAATGACTCAGGTAGCTGATCTTCTGAAAGGTTACCTGCAAACTCATCCATCATCTCTTCAGCTGCATCTTCGGCTTCTTCTTTTAGAAGACCTTTTTGCATTAAAGCACGTGTAAGGTTTTGGTGAATACCTACAGGATCTTCAGCAATAGCCTGAGCAATCTGAATGCTCTGCTCAATATATGCTGGATCAACACCATTATCAACATACTCTTTGTATGGAGTATATTTCTCTAACTGCTGCTGAAAGTTACGGTCCTGTTCCTGTAAATGAGGAATAACTTTATCATGCCAAGCGACAGGTATCTCAGACAAAAGCTTGTCATATGCTGGATGTGACTTTAACTCAAGCTCATTAGAGTCAACCTGTACTACTTCTTCATTTGCTGTTTCTAAACCGGCTAAGCCAGCATCTAGTTCTTCAGACATTTCCGTCTCCTAATTGTTATCCGAGTTGTTGAGCAGTCATACCTGATTGCTCTGTCATGGCAGCCTGTTGACCTGCATCCTGTTGAGGTGCATTATCCATAGGTGCCATACCTTGTTGTTGCATCATCATCTGACTTTGCAAAGCTTGCTGATGTGACTGAATGTGTTTCTGGAATTCAGCCTTAACCTCCGGTGGAAGCAAATCAAATGATTGGCTCTTACGGAAACGGTTATGAATTTCAATATGTATTGCATGACTATCATAGTCGTGTGCAGAGATAACTGGTGGAGCGTCCAAAGGAATTTGCTGTCCTGTTGCAGGATCTGGATTAGGTGCAAACTTAGATGGGTCACCATTCTGTACAGCCATATCCCACTCTTGGTAATACTTGTCGATCTCTTCAGCAGTAAGTCGCTTCATCATCAAGTTTTCACGTTGAGCTTGGTTTTCATCGATCTTGATCAAGTTGTAGTACTGCTTCAACATACCCATCTCAAGAACACGTAAACCATCTTGAGGTGAAATAAAGCCCATCTTCATCCATTCGGTGATCAAAGCTTGACGTGCAGATTTAGAAGTTGGCAGTGCTGAACCGGATTCAACTCTAATATCTGTACCTGAAGCGATATCTGCACCGCTTAACATGAGTGCATCAAAAGATCCATCACTGCCAACCGTTTTAATCAGTCTATCATTCTTCACGTACTGTACAAACAAAGTTAATGCTTGACGTGCAAGTTTTTCAACTGCAGCTTCAATAGAGTTAAAAATTGTTGTCAAGTATGCGTCATCTCGTTCACCTAGATAGGCGATAGCTGTTGCTGCTGTCACTCCCG